TATTCCAGTTTTAGCAGTATCACTTATCACGTCTGTTGTAGTGTTTAATGTTACGCCTGTTATGTAAGCAAACGCTGATACAAAACTACCGATTAAAGGAGTAAGCATATTTATTATATATTCGAATATATTGCTTATGTATTGAATTAGATTTATACCGAGAAATGAGAGAATTAGTAATATTACTAAAATTATAATAATAATATTTTTAAACTCGAATGTATATGATGATATATCTTGTTTGTAAAATTGTGGATAGTTTTGATTATTCACTTCGTCTTCTGTTAAAGTTGTTATTGTGTTCATTATTATATAATATATATATATTTATTATATTATGTTCGTTTGGCGTGGTTAAATTTATTATGTAAATATTTAAATGATATCTTTTAAATTCATCGAGACTTTCTTCCTTTTAAGTTTAGCTATTACTTTCGCATTGATTGTAACTTTTGTATATCATTTCAAAAAACGAATGGAAAATATGGAAACAAAATGTGATACAATGTTCGACATTGTTCAAAACTTGGCAAAAGAAGTATTGGATTTTAAGCGAAGCAATTGTATAGAACAAGTATCTTACGAAACTTTAGATGATGTAGCGATTAATAATCAACCTGAGTCAAATAATCACGAATCTGACAATGATGAGTCCGTCAATGATGAGTCCGATAATGATGAGTCCGATAATGATGAGTCCGATAATGATGAGTCCGATAATGATGAGTCCGATAATGATGAGTCTGATAATGATGAGTCAGATGCTGAAATTGTAATTAATAATCTGTCTAATGATAAGATAACTATACCAAATATTGACATAACAGTTATAGATTTAAGCGACCAAGTCACGCAATCAACCCTTGTCGATGACGGTTTAGTCATTTTGGTTGAAAATGATACTCTATCTTTGAAATTAAACGCATCTGACCTATCCAGCATAGATAATATTGTTGATGAAAGTGAGTTCGACTTAGATGATGCGATTAAAAGTAATTTAACTAAGAGTGCATTGAGAAAACTTAAACTCGCACAATTAAGGCAAATAGCAAAAGGAAAAGACATTGAGTTTGACGATGCTATGACAAAAAACGCGATTATTGACGTTTTGTTGTTGAATTAAATTATAGAATAAATGTATATATATATAATATGTCTTTTGTACCAAGCATTAGATACGCAAATTTCGACTCTAATGTCAGACCACATAGTTTTTTTTCGTTATTTGTAAAACCGGTTGATGAACCAATTATTCCTTCGATGAAGAATAACAACGGTAATGAGTTGAAGGCTTTTTGGCAACCAGAAGCATCGGACAATAATAAAATATTACTTAATTCATCAATAAAAACAAATTCAGATTATCGTAAATATATGACAAATAAAGCGACTATTATTAGAGACTATAATACGCGTCACGCATCATTATAATTGTAGTTTCATACACGGTTCAATTGTCTTACGATTTCCAGATTTTATGTTACGTATTATTAGCTCTAGTTGCTCGTTATTTTCAGATGTAAATGATGAATTTAATAATAAATCAGTTTGTTTATCTAATTCAACGTCATAATATGAAATAAAAACTACCAGTTTAACATTATCGAAATCAACATTTCTATCATACATTTTATTCTCATTTGTTTCAATAACTATATACACATTGTTTCCTTGATACAATTCGTTTATTTTTCCTTTGTTATCATCGTAAATTAAAACTTTGTTATTGGCGGCAATTATCCTGTCCACATCTATTCCATAAGTTGGTATAAATGATAAATTTATATCTACTGCTTTTAATTTTGTATTTTCATTTTCTTCGTTTTCTAACACTTGAATGTAGAATAGAATTGTATTTGTTATATTAGAATCGTATATGCAACACTTCATACAATTAAACGAAGTGTTGTATTTATACCGTATTGATTCATATATATTAGAGTGTTTATTTATACATATAAATTTATATATAAACTTTTTAATACGTTCTTATATAGATGAAGTTAGTTAGTTTTGATGTCGGTATAAAAAATATGGCTTATTGTTATTTTGACGTGTCGGGTGAAAACGTAGAAATCAAGTGTTGGGATGTCATTAATCTTATGCCCGATTCTATTAAAAACAACGTTTTATGTAATAACAATATTACGATAAAAGGTAGCGCAAAAAAAAATATCCAATCATCCGTCAAAGAATGTGGAAAAAAAGCAAAATACATTAAGGATGAAGTTTGCTTTTGTGAGAAACACGCTAAGACCAGTCATTGGTTAATGCCGTCTAATGATCATAAGAATAGTTCGTTGAACAAAATGAAAATAGATGAAATAAAACAATTTGCTTTGTCGTTTAATATTAAACCAGAAAACAGCAAGAAATCTATAGTTAAACAGCTATTAGAATACTTTGATAAAAATTCACTGAAACAAGTTATAAAGTCTAAAAGCAACGCATCTAATATAGATTTAGTGACTATTGGTAAAAACATAAAAACCGAATTTGATAAGATTGATTTTTCTCAACTAGAACGTGTAATCATAGAGAACCAAATATCACCAATTGCGAATCGCATGAAATCAATCCAAGGTATGTTGGCACAGTATTTTATTATGAGACATGATACTATAAAAATAGATTTCGTATCGTCATCTAATAAACTAAAGGGGTTTGAGAAAGAACACGATACAATAGACTCAAATTACAAACAACATAAAATGGACGCGGTATATCATACAAAACGTATTATGGAGAACCCCTTATTTCATGTGTGGAAATCGCATATATTTGAACATAAAAAAATAGACGACCTAGCTGACGCATTTTTACAAGGTTTATGGTATTTCAGAAAACATAATATTATTAATATCGCGTAGAACTTAAACATAAATTTTGTATAATAATAATAGATTATGGAAGCAATTGATTTATCTGAATTAGAACCGATTAATATTACAATAGGAAGAAGCGACACTTCAAGAACAATGAGTTCTCTAGGTGAAGGAATGGAGTTATTAATGAATGACAAAAAATCAGTAGATACATCGAAAACTAAGATTGATTTAGGCGAATTAAATAAACTAGAAGACGAGTTGAATGATCTTTCATCCATTAACATTAATACAAGCTATGATGGCAATAATTCGCAAGTGAAAAAGGTTAATACCAATAATTCGTTTGGTGGATTTGCAAAAAACATATTCGGAATGAATGAAAATGAAAACGTGGAGCGCGTTACTGGAAATGATTCTAAATTGGGTTCTTCTACAGCAGAATCTATGGGTACACATAGTAAGACTTGGGATGGATTTACAAAATTAACTGGTATAGGTGGTGATAACAAACATTCATCGTCTAATAATATGAATGATAGAGATAAGCGTAGAAAGAAGCGAACAATGTTGAAAAATTTAGAAGATTGGCATGAAAGGGGTATCATAAAAAATATGTCAAAATATACCATGGATTCTAATTTTGAGGATATTGAAGACGAATACGAAGGAGCTTTGGATGATAAACGTAAACGCGATTCTGTAAAGATACAACAAAATTGGCTAATTACTATGGTAAATACAATCGAATATGGTAATTCTATGTTTGACCCCTTCGGCATCTCGCTTGATGGCTGGGGTGAATCTATAGGAGAGGACGTTGATAGTTATAATGAAATATTCGAAGAATTACACGCAAAATACAAGGGAGGTAAGATGAGTCCGGAACTTAGTCTTTTACTTCGTTTAGGGTTCAGTGCGAGTGTCATTCATTTTAGTAATAAAGCCCTTTCTACAGCCGCACCTGGATTTAATGATGTTATTAAACAGTCTCCCGAATTAATGCGAATGTTTACTGATGCGACAGTTAATTCAATGAAAGAAACAGCACCTGGCATGTCTTTTGCTAGTGAATTGTTACAGCGAAATAAACCAGGAACCAACAATCCGCCACCAGTTGCTGTTAAAACTCGTGACCAAGCACCTCCACCAAGACCTGGTATGAATTTTACATCAAATGATAATATTGGTTCTACTATGTTCCGTGAATCTGGTTTAAAAATGGATGCACGTTCATCTACGAATAGTCAGTCTAGACCCGAAATGTCTGGTCCAAGTAATACCAATATTAATGATATATTGTCTGGATTAAAAACCAAAACCGTAGACATCCGGAACGACCCTAAAGATAATGATTCAGTAGTTAGTATTTCAAGCATAGCAGATATGAACAATATGATTCTTCCTAAGAAGTCGTCTAGGCGTAAATCAGATAAAAATGTGGTGTCCATTGATATCTAGAATGGGCCTATAATTATTTATTCATTATGATGTATTTAGTATACGTGATAATGATGTATTTCCAATTATTATTTTTTGTGCGTTTGTCTATGTTTCTTTGATTTTGTACGTTTGCACTTTTTGCCACCGTGCGTTCTGTTCTTCTTCGACCTATTTCTGTGGGATTTATTTCTATTTTGTCTGCTCTTTCTTCCGCCGAACAAACCACCAAGGAACCCTCCTTCTCCTTCTTTAACTTCTTCTTCTACGTGATTTTCTTTACTTACTGCTTCATCTTCTCCGTGATCTTCTCCGTGATCTTCACCATCTCCTTCACCATCTCCTTGACGTTTTTCTTCAAGACCACCAGTATAATGTTTAGTCTTATGATTTTGACCTCCACTGTGCGACTTTTTGTAACCTGCCGCAGCATCTTTCATAGCTTCTGAGTATCTGTAATCGCTATTTCGTTGCTTACCTTTCTTGTAAACTTGTTGCAAACGCTGCATCCATTCAGTTTTTTGTTTCATTCTAACTATATATATTATAAAAATATAATATTTCAACCATCGATTTCACTAAAGTAATTATACTCTAAACCTTTTGTAATTTGTTTAAAAAATATGAAATTTATCACGCGTAAGATACTGACGATGAAGTAGAAAACTAACATCACAGTTTTACGATTTACAATTCATTAGGTATATATACGTGAAATAATTTATTCGCTAAAATATGACAAATTATACATTCTATAAACAACGCGCACAGAATATATTTATTAGTCTGTTAATAAAACAACATTTTGCCTAAAACAACTTCATTTATAATTTTATTTTCGCATTTTATGCTAACTCAAATTTATTACAATCATAATAAAAACTATAATAAAAAGATATCATTGTAATATAGGAATGAACGCAGATGACGAACTGGTTGTTAATTTAATTGTAATAAGTAAGGTGCAAATAAATACCAAATTATACACTTCTGGTATTTACTTGAATTTGGAACAAACGAGTTACATACCCGAAAGCGTGAGGCGATGGATACGACACGACAGTAGAGACGAGACCATTAAAAAAATTAACCGTATTGTTACTCGAGCATTAGATGAATACAATCGCGACACGCAAAAATATAGTATATACAAAAGTCTTTTATTGAACGCGAATAAAGGTCTTTTGAATTTAAGAGAAACATATTCAAATTGCATTCAAACCGTTGCGCGTATCGACACATTGATTAATAAGATTACGACAATATGTATATTGGAACCCAACGATACTGTTAGTATTGCTTATGATGATGATGATACAGAGTGATAGTTGAATGTAATGTGGTGAAATAAACTTAAAGGTTTTCATTTATAATCTGTATATGTCATACAATTTCGACAACTTTTTAGATTTATTAACTCAATACGTTTTAAATATTGGATTACAACTACTTATATTGTTCAATAATATCAAGACACATATGGAGTTAAGTTATCATAAATTATACATTGACAATGATTTATTTCATAGATGTATCGACCAATTTCATGATAGTCTATATCATGTGAAACAATCCTCTGTGTCTCACTTGATCGAACCACCTTTCTCTTATTTTAAAATTTGTTATAAAGATATTAATTATAAAGAAGAATATGTGAATGCCGATTCACTTATATATAGTACTAAAACTACTGAAGTGTTATCTACATTGATAACAAAGTATAAAAGTATTTTCTATTTAATAGAACCAATTATTCAAAAGAATGAATTAGAATATCTGGTGTTACTTCATTATAGGAATCTAACTCATGATTACATATTGTCTAGGTTAATACATAAAGACCTTACAGATGTTCCGGCAACTGATATTATCCCTGTTAGGAATTGTTTTTTGTCCATCGAATATAGTCATATTAATATGAAAACAACTATATCATTGAATTTAGACAAGAGGTTTTTAATTGCAGGAAATGAATTGTTTTCACCTTGTTTTGTGTTGAAATGTTTAAATTACCAGAACGAACCGTATATTTTCGACAATGATTATAAGTTAATTATCTTAGACACAGATATAAAAGATACGGTGTTAACCAGTGACCAATATATAAGATTAACTGACACCAAATATGAAGTTGTAAAACTAATAAGTTAAATCAATTTAAAAAATATATACTAATACTATTAGAGAGGCATGGAAACAACTATTACAAATTCGAAAAATTATATAAGCAAATTGTCACATCCGTTGCTTGGTACGTGGGATATATATTTCCATTTACCACACGACAAACGATGGGACCTTAAAAGTTACGACATGATCGCGAGTGACATTAATACCGCCGAACGTGCGATTGTTATAAATGAATATTTACCAGAAAAAATAATAAAATATTGTATGTTATTTGTAATGAGAAAAAATGTTACACCTATGTGGGAAGATTCTGCAAATCGGGAGGGTGGTTGTTTTTCGTTTAAAGTTTTAAATAAAGTAGTTGATACCGTTTGGAAAGATCTATTCTACGCTGTATGTGGCGAAACTCTATTCACTAACAAGTCTCAAAATAAAAATGTCACTGGCATTACTATTTCACCGAAACGAAATTTTTGCGTTGTAAAAGTATGGCTGGGTGATTGTTCTATTCAAGACCCCGATACAATGATAGATATATTAAATCTATCAAAAGAAGGTTGTTTATTTAAGAAACATTCTTCAGCAACCAGTTTCATACCATCAAAGGTTGATACCAAAGGGGTCACTAAATCACGTTAGCTTGTGTTTTTGTTATTATATCTAATAATAAAAACTTTATACTATTATAATCTAGGCAAATCTGCTAGACACATTCGAATCTCACCTAAACTGGCTACGTCATATTTTGCGATTAATGGTAAATCATTTCCTAGATATAATTCTAGATTTGTACATAATGGTGTACATTTAATAAAATGTCCAAGACTTTTTAATGAAAATTCGCCTTGGACTACAACTGACATATCTGGTTTTTTCGAGAATTCCATATTGCCGTTAGATTCTGAACGGAATATATTTGAACTCGCAAATGTTCCTTTACATGAGAATGTTAAATCATTACCAGATGACTTTATTTCGATTCTGTCTGAGATTCCATTCATATCACGAATGATTTTCTGGAAATCTGTTGTTGGTAGATTTATTGTTATTGGATACGTTACATCTGGGACGATGAGTTCCTCTGGGTCTGGTTCGATTAGTCTTAATTTCTGTGTATATCTTTGTTTAATGTCTCCGTTATCATATTGTAACCCCAAGTGTGAAACCACACCATCGTGGTAGTCTTCTTCATCAATATAGATTGTTAATGTATCGTCATTAGACATTGTCGATATTAACTTGAATAAATGTAGTGTGTTCGCACATACTATAATTTTGTCTGGATCACATCTATACTGTTCAAACCGGTCAGCATATAATACTACATTTACTAGTATAGTATGCGTCTTGTCGAAATTTATAATTTTTAATCCTTGTTTTGTAAATGTAATTGACGCATCCGTTAGTACATCTTTTAATGCTGTTATTGTGTTTCGTATAGGAGATACCTGAACACTTTTAATTTCTAACACACGCTTTTTAGATTCGTTCATAATGCTATTTTATTGTATATGTTTATATAACAACATTATGTTTATATATTTTAACTACTATATATTATCTGTTATTACTTCCATGTTATGAGTATGTCATTATTTTTTTTGATAAATTGTATCTGATGTTTTGTATAATTAAGTAACTAAAGATGCTCCTATGAGTTATTTTACAAAGTCTTTATTAACACTTGTCAAAATTTTTATTAATGAATTCGTGTAAAGAAACAATATCTATACTGTCAGTATATTCAATTATGATATTGTCGTATAGTATCATTTTCACATTTGGATATATATATAATTCATCTCGCATAATTGTTGTATTACATTCTTCATTTTCATGATAATTTGTTTCATGATATTTTGAACAATTAATTGTATCACATAAAATCAGATGATTTCCAAAATCCTTATTATTATTCTGTATAACGAATTTATCCCATTCTATTTTATCCGTCATACTAATGGGGCACCAATCTATATAAAAAAACAACAATCTAATTTTTTTTCGCGTGTCTATTATGACTTCTTTTAAAGTGTTTATTGCTATAACTGCATGAACGAATTGTTTTATACCATGAATGCGTTTTTGATGTTCTTTTATTTCATTAATACGCTGAATTATCATATGGTTATCATTTGTCAACGATTTAACTTCATTAATACGGTGAATTATCCTATTATTACACTTTGTTAATGATTTATTTCGTAACCGTTGTGTTCTATCGATTTCGAAATTTTTACCATATACCATATAGACAGATCGTGACAAATTAATATATAGAAGAATAATCATTGACTTTTTGAATATGTTTGTTAATTGAATATACGCTAATAATATATTATATCATTCAACAATTGTTTATGAATAACGAATAACAAATTAATAATGATTAATGAATTATATTCGTAATTTTTGTATGGAGATAATTTTAATTTTTAATCCGATGAATGTTGTCATATTTAAAAAATCAATAAAAAATATATACAATTTTTATTTTCATACAATGTACATGACATTGTTTTACCATTTTAAGCACCGCGTTTCAATAATTAATAACCTTTAGGTTTTATAATTCTCAACTTTTTCACCTTGGGTTTTGTTTCAATTTCTACAACTTCTTCCGGTTCATCTTTAACTTGTTTATTTGAGGAATACTCTATTTCTTCGTTGATAAACTCCTTCCAAAAATCTCTCTTAAATTCTTTGAAAATATTCCAATCTACCCTATATAATGAAAACGAAGTACTTTTTAAAAATTTATTAAAACGTTCGCTTTTTAAAGTAGTTTCATATTTTTTTCCTTCTTCTAAATTGTAAATTTTTATTCCTATAGCTCCGTTTGTCATTCCATATTCTCCGTTTATGTCAATAATAACATCGTTTATTCCTGCTTCACCAATAATAACTTTAGAAACACCAAAATGTCCTCTATCATTTACTTTACTATACATATATCTAATACCACTTTTCGGCGTTGAATGAACACATATATATTTAAATTCGTCTGTTTTGCTATGAGACATCCATTTTTTTCTATGTTCGTACGATGATGGACTATAAATAATTTCGCAACTTTCAGAAACACTACTAGATAACATTTTTTTAATTTCCAAA